CTCGAAAAAGGCAGCACAGCCACCAGCTTTGACTACAGGCCGTATGGTACGGAGTTGGCGTTGTGCGAACGCTACGCTCAATTTGTTGAAACATCAGCAAATGGTCAATTTAGCAGTGGCACTATGAATGTGCCTGCTCCATATAGAACCACGATGCGTTCATCACCTTCTTCTACGGCTATTTCTGTAAGGGTTTCTGGCAACATATCTTCATACTCATTAAACAATCCTACTGTATATGGGTCTGAATTTCAAATTACTGCCAATGCGTCTAACCCATACGTTTTGGGCGCACGCTATCTTCTTACAGCGGAGCTTTAAATGTATAAATTGCTAAAAGATTTTACTGGTGTTGAATGGGGGGTTCTATTTGTAGAAAAAAGCCTTAGCATACCCTTCGATCCAGCAAACACCGACTACCAGCAGTATCTGAAGTGGATTGAGGCTGGCAACCAACCTTTACCGGCAGACGAATGATGACGCCTGAACTGCAAAAGTATTACGAAGACCGATTTTCCATGATGGCCCACCAGGGCTGGCGCGATCTACTAGAAGATATTGACGGAATGATAACGTCCTTGAACAATGTAGCCACTATCCAGGACGAAAAGGATTTACAATTTAAGAAGGGTGAGTTATCTATCCTGAATTGGCTGAAAACCTTGAAACAGGTCAGCGAAGAGGCATACGAGGGGCTCAATGAGAAAGATCTTTGAATTTCTCTGCGAAAGCGGAGAACGCATCGAACGATTTGTCGAATATGAAGACAAAGAAATTCGTTGCAATTGCGGCAAGACAGCCCGCCGCACCATATCTGCACCGGCGTTTAAATTGGAAGGGTGGTCGGGAGCGTTTCCAACAGCTCACGCAAAGTTTGATAAAAGCCACCGAGACAAGCTAAAATCCGAGCAGAAGGCGAACAGATAAGCAGAAATGCCCTGTTCATGTTTAATCCTGAGAACCAAAAGATGGCAGGAAAAGGAACTTCGACATGTTGATTGATAAAGAACCAGAGATGCCTAGTGAGTTGGAGGCAGAAGAAGCGAAACTACCTGAACTAGCAGCGCCCCAAGTCCCAGAATTGCCAGACCGCTATCGCGGAAAGTCGATTGAGGACATTGTAAAGATGCACCAAGAGGCCGAAAAAGTCATTGGGCGCCAGGCGCAAGAAGTCGGGGAAGTGCGGAAACTGGCCGATGAGCTCATCAAGCAGAATCTCTCGTCAAAACCTCAACCTGTTGAGAAGGCAGAGCCTGAAGTAGACTTTTTTGAAGACCCTCAAAAGGCGATTCAAAAGACCGTTGAGACACATCCTGACGTACTTGCTGCCAAACAGGCAGGTATTGAGTTCAAACGGATGCAAACTCAGCAACGCTTGGCGCAAGAGCACCCAGATTTCATGGAAATCGGGGCAGATAAGGACTTTGAGACATGGATTAAGTCGTCTCAGGTTCGTCTGGAGCTCTACGCACGGGCGGATGCCGGGTTTGATTTCGATGCGGCCAATGAATTGCTGACAACCTACAAGCAGATACGCGGTATCAAGCAAAAGCAGGCGGATCAATCCGGTAAGGAAGCCCGCCAGCAGACCTTGAAAGCCGCGCAGGTGGATGTAGGGGGTACCGGAGAGAGTTCAAAACGTGTCTATCGCAGGGCTGACCTAATTCGGCTGAAAATGACCGACCCGGCTAGATACGATGCGCTGTCCGATGAAATTATGGCGGCCTATGCAGAAGGACGGGTCAAGTAAATTTTACTTTTGACTTTAGGAGTTAGACATGGCAACCGCATTTTCCCCAGCAAATAGTGTAACAACCACAACAGCAGCAACCTTCATCCCCGAGATTTGGAGTGATGAGATTGTTGCGGCCTACAAAAAGAACCTGGTTCTGGCCAATGTTGTTATGAAGATGAACTTTAAGGGTAAGAAAGGTGACACCGTTCACGTTCCTGCCCCAACCCGTGGCTCGGCTTCGGCAAAAGTAGCCACCAATGCAGTCACGCTGATCGCTGCGACAGAATCTGAAGTTCAGATCCTGATCAACAAGCACTACGAGTACAGCCGCCTGATCGAAGATATTGTCGAAGCTCAGGCATTGAACTCGCTGCGTCAGTTCTACACCAACGATGCCGGCTATGCACTGGCCAAGCAAGTTGATACTGATCTGGTACAACTTGGCCGCGCGTTCAACGGCGCCACCATTGGCACTGATGACTACGCAACTTCGGCGTCCAGCACCAAAGCTTATATCGGCTCGGACGGCACCACTGCGTATAACAGCGCGACCTCGAACGCTGCTGCCCTGACCGATGCTGCAATCCGTCGCACCATCCAGCGTCTGGATGACAACGACACCCCAATGGACGGTCGTTTCTTCATCATCCCACCATCCAGCCGCAACACGCTGATGGGTCTGGCTCGCTACACCGAGCAGGCATTCGTGGGTGATGGCAACGCCATCCGTAACGGCGAAATCGGCAACCTGTACGGTATCCCCGTGTTCGTGACTTCCAATGCTGATACTGGCGCTGGTAACTCGGGCGCTGACCGTATCTGCCTGATGGGCCACAAGGAGTCGATGGTTCTGGTTGAGCAGATGGGCGTGCGTTCGCAGACCCAGTACAAGCAGGAATACCTGGGCACGCTGTTCACGTCCGACATGCTGTATGGCGTTAAAGCCATGCGTACTGCCGCGACTACGGGCGCTGCAACCTCGTCCTCGGCTTTTGCTCTGGCTGTTCCAGCCTAATTAAACTCCCCGGCTTCGGCCGGGGATTTTTAACCTAATTAGGAGAAC